CCGTAACTGACATGTTTGGGAACGCTACTACATATCACGTTAGTAGTCGTGCCTACCAGGAATTGGGTCTTGAGCGGGCTAAGACGCTCTTGAAGGCCACTCCTGCACAGTCTGATGGAAAAGTCACAATTCCAAAAAATGCAAAATGGGTTAAGAAATTGTGTAAGTGCCCTGCTGCCCAGCCATGTTCGTGTGGTTTGGAGAAAGAGAGCAAGCCAAATACTTCCCAGGTGAAGAAAGTAGTTCCTGCATCAAAGGTCGTGTCCACTCCACCTTCAGTTATCGCTGTGGCGAAGCTGGCAGAGTTGGAAAAAGGAAACGACGCCGCAATGTTTATCAATTCTGCGGTAGTTCAGAAAGAAACTCAAAAGATGGCTAATAAGGAATTTGTGAAGGAAGCAACTACTGTTCAAAAGAAGCCGTGTCGCTTTGGCGATCATTGTCACAAAGGTGAGTGTCCGGATTATCACACGACAAAAATGTGTGTTCACGGAGCGTCTTGTCAGTATATTGGAACCTGTTTTTTCTATCACCCTAATGTTAAAATGACCAGCAAGGGCAAGTCACTGTTTAGCCGTATGGCAGCAGCTACTCCCAAATTAGAAAGTCTTAATGGACGTAAGCAATTTAAGGCTGGTAAAGCCTTAGCAGTTACTAAACCAGTGTTTACTAACCGCACGCCCTGTAATGATACATTCGATAGCCACGCTGTGGTTTATGGTGCTAAGATAATCATGACTGAACATGGGTTCGAAGGTTGTGAGTCTGTGTATGTGTGTGGGCAATTAATCGATAAGAAACGTTTCGTTAAGAGTAAAGCGAGTATCGATTTGATGTTGGCCCCCGTACCAGCAAACTTTGACGTTCCTAATGTTAAAGCTGATTTGCCAGAGAAATGTATGACCCAAGACGTCTATATTTGTGCGACCTATCCCGAGGTTGCTATTGCTCAAGGTAATTTAATTTGTCGTAGTGGTGGTGAGTTTTTGTACACCGCAGCTACTGAACCTGGTAATTCTGGAATGGGAGTTTGGACTCCCGAAGGGAAATTAATCGGCTTCCACCGTTCTGGTGGTAATGGTAAGCCAAATGGATTTATTCCCATTACACAAGAGTTGCTAGATGAAATCCATGGTAATGCAAAAAACTTATAAGGCCCGCTGAGTCTAAGGACTCGGCCCCATCAAACCCTAGTGAAATACGTCATTTACAATCTATGAGTGCAAGGGTTAAGTTAGCGTCTGATCATTGGTCGCGAATCTTTAAAAATTTTGGTGGTGTCCGTATGGCGTCGGAGGGGGTTCATCCTGTTGTTAACAGAGTCAATGGAGTGAATTATTTTAATAAGTATTTTACAAAAACAATATGTAATTATGTTGGCCACGCTTATCGTAGTCAGCCGAACTGGAAATATAAAGGTATGATAGATTCTACCGTTCAGTCCTGGGTTAATGCTAGTGGACATCATTGGGAAAACAAATACCAGATGTGTCACCCCCAGCCCGATTCAAATTATCGGGGTACTTCTAAGTACGAACGTGAGCAACCAGTTTTGGATGCCGAAGCTTGGCATATTAGTGGAGAGTGGACTTATAAGCACTGGTTGCCCTATATGAGCAATTCAGTAGTTGTTGATCATGATATTGCAACAGCCGAAGCTATAAAGACCACGAGTCCGGGTTATCCTATCAATCTTACGTACCCCAAGAAAGGTCCGTATTTCGCATCAGAAGAATTCATTTCCAATCAAGAGGAGTATTGGGATCGACTGGCAACGGAAGATCCAATCCCTACTTTTTGGAACCTAGCGGATAAATATGAATTACGATCAAAGGAAAAATTGATATATGATCCGGTAACTCAATCTTATTATTGGAAATGTAGAGCGTTTTGCGCTTCGAGCGCGACGCATTCCCATGCCAATTCAAGGCTTTGTCACGACATGAATCGAAAGTTTTACCAGTCTGCGGGCCGGTCAGCATCGTTTGTCGGAGCTACAAAGTACTATGGAGGATGGAATCGCATGATTTGTCGGTTGCTGAAACACCAGTTTGGGTTTGAACTGGATGAGTCCGACTTTGATGCGTCTATATTTCGTGAGGCGCTCTGGGGTCAGTGCGATTTGCGTTTTCGAATGCTGCGCCAAGATCATCAAACACCAGAGAATATGATGCGCTTGCACAATCTCTACTATGATATTATTCACAGTATAATGGTCACCCCTTTGGGGGATGTAATTGTGAAAGACACTGGGAATCCGAGCGGTCAAGGAAACACGATTGTGGACAATACGATGATATTATATCGTTTGTTGTGTTACGCTTGGATATTGCTTTGGAAGAAGCAACATTCTGGAGATCTCACTCGCAAGCTTGCTTTGCAAAAGCAACTTGTCGATAATGAGATATTGAATGATCCTAATTTAGATGAAGTGTCAATTGAGGAAGAGATAAACCTCATTAAAAAACGAGCCCTTAGTCATTTCAACTTCCATGCTAATGTGGAAATGGTTTTAAATGGCGACGACAATACCTTTTCGGTGTCTCAAGAATGTATCGGATGGTTTAATGCCCGAAACATAGCTGAAATATGGACAAATATTGGAGTCACCACAAAATCCCCTTCGTGGGATCCATTACCAGTTGAAAAACTTAACTTCCTATCTCAATCTACAAGGTATGATGAGAGAATGGGTCTGTACTTACCTGTTCCCGAATATGAAAAAACTATGGATAGTCTGTTACATGCTAACAGCAATCAGGATGTTCGTTGGAGTTTGCTTCGCGCGTATGCGTTACGGATAGAATCCTGGCCTAATCTGAAAACCAGGGAAGCGATTTGGTCGTACATAAATTTTATTTGGGTTAGACACGAAGCTCAACTGGGCGGTAGTGTTTTTATGCCGAAAGGTGGGTTAATGACTTATGCTGAAATAGCTAATATATTGATGAGTGATAGGGAACTGGAGAAATTGTATGG